ATACAGGTAGTATGGTTTGGAAGAGGTCAGGTCGTGGTAGGTTTAAGCGCAAGGGTGTATCGTGTAGTAATAAGCCTGTAGCGAATGGGTATATTCATATCTGTGTTAATTCAAATCAATTATTAGCCCATAGAATAGCGTGGATGATTTATTACAATGAAGAGCCACCTAGAGTAATTGACCATATTAATAAAGACAAGACAGACAATAGAATTGCAAATTTACGTGATGGCACTAATGGCATTAACGAAATGAACTCAAAAGCACCTAAAAATTCACCTTTTGGTATTAAAGGTGTAAGACGAGCGAGTAAAAAAGGTCATTATCAAGCGTATATTGCAAAAAGAGGTGCGTTCAAGTCTTTCTATCATGGTCCTGACTTTTTTGAAGCGTGTTGCGCAAGAAAGTCTTACGATAATAAATATTGGGGCAAAGTAGCATGAGTATTACAAGTTATACAGGATTAAAAGCAGACATCGCATCTTGGTTAAATAGGGATGATTTGACAGCAGTTATCCCTACATTTATCGAGTTAGCAGAAGCACAGATTAACAGAGATATTCGACATTGGAAGATGGAGAAACGTGCAAGTGGTCAACAGAGCGGTGGTGATGAATATATGCAAATCCCATCAGATTGGATGGAGACTATTAGATTCCACGTCACAGATAACGGCACAAGCCCACTTGATTTAATCTCAAGAAAGGCTATGGAAGATAAGAGAGCAGGTGCGGAAGATGCGTCAGGAACACCAAGATACTATACACACGCAGATAGTCAGTTCCAACTATACCCAACACCATCTGCAACAACTAATACAGAATTACTTTACTACGCTAAGACAACAGGTTTAAGTGCTAGTAATACAACAAATTGGCTTTTGTCAGAAGCGCCTGATGTCTACCTCTACGGAGCGTTAGTACACTCAGCACCGTATTTGGCAGAGGACGAGAGAGTTGCTGTGTGGAGTCAAATGTACGCAGCAGCGGTTATGAACCTAAACAATTCATCTGATAACTCAAAAATGAGCGGTTCAGGTTTAACATTGAAAATTAGGGGAATGGGTTGATTACACAGGGTGAAATAAAGTCTTTGTTTGATTACCATCCCGAACATGGTGAGTTTATCCGTAAAACTACGGTTAGTCACAATGCAAAGAAAGGTGATGTTGCAGGTTATGTGGCTAAGAATGGTTACAGATATTTGAGCATCAAAAACAAGAAACATTTGGCGCATCGTCTCGCTTGGTTATATGAACACGGCACAATGCCTAAAATGAATATTGACCATAAAGACGGTAACAAGTTAAACAATAGTATTGATAATTTACGTGAGTGCAATCAGTCACAGAACATAGCCAACTCTAAAGCAAGGGGTGGTTTGGTCGGAAAAAAAGGCGTGACGCTACAATCAGGTAAATTTAGAGCGAGAATTAAAGTAGATGGGAAAAGTAAACATCTCGGATACTTTAACACGGTAGAAGAAGCACACAACGCTTATTGTGAAGCATCAACTATCTTTTTTGGTAAATTCCATAACACAGGAGAAATATAATGTCATTTTCAAATTATTTGGAGACAGAAATATTAGACCATGTATTTGGTGGAGCGGCTTACACAGCACCTGCTACTTTATACTTGGCTTTATATACAGCAGCACCTGGTGAGACAGGCGGTGGTACAGAGGTATCAACTTCAGGTACAGCATACGCTCGTCAAACAGTTGCATTTACAACAACAGGCAACACTACGTCAAATACTGCAGCAGTTGAATATCCAACAGCGACAGCATCATTTGGTACTGTAACTCACGTGGGTGTATTTGATGCGGCTACAGCAGGTAACTTGATGGCTTACGCGTCATTATCATCGTCAAAGACTATTGATACAGGTGATGTATTCCGTGTGCCTACAGGTGACTTAGATATTACGCTAGACTAATAGGTAATACCGATGGGTACTTTCGCTTATGGCGGTAGTTATTATGGTTTAAGGGCTTATGACCAAACCACGGGTGCTGTATTAGACGCATCTGCTACAGTAACAGCCTCAGCATCTATTGCAGGTGTTAATTGGATTGTTAATATAGGTAGTGGTCCTATAAGTACGTCTGCAACCTCAAGTTCATCTTGTTCAGGTGAGGTAGTTATCATCGAAGAGAGTGATACATTCTCTTATGGTTTAGGCGCATACGGACAAAACGCATATACCCAAGGCGACTTACAAATTGTTGCTAGTGCCACATCTTCTGCTACTGCGTCTTGTATCAAGATTCAGACAGGAAGTGCTACAGTTAATGCAACAAGTAGTACATCTTGTAATGCAAGAAGAGTGCCTGAAGGCTCAGCACTTGTTAATGGCACATCGGTTACATCGGTTAATAGTACGGCAAATGGCTCTAGGATTAGAGAGTCAAGTGCTACATCAAGCACAACAGCCACCAACTCGATAAGTTCTACACGAGTAAGAGAAGGCTATGCGAATCCTTCGGCTAGTGCCACAATATCTGCAAATAGTGTATTTGTTGTAAGTGGAAGCGCAACTATTACACCTTCTGCAAGTATCGCAGCAGTATGTAATAGAGTAAGATTCGGTTCAGGAACACCAACAGCAAATGCAACAATCGCAGTATTAGGATTTGCAACACGAGGGGGAATAGCGTCTCTCACCGCAACCTCAGCATCAACATCAGATTCGGAAAAGATTTGGCAAGGAAGTGCCACGTCTACCCCAGTTGCTACAATTACAGCAACGTGCAATAGAGTACAACATTCAGGCTCTGCGATTAGTTCTACATCAGGAACAGCAACAATAGGTAGAGAGAAATGGGAAGTTATTTCTAAAACTTCAACAACTTGGACAACGATAGCAGCATGAGTTTAATACCATTACAATTAGAACCGGGCATATATAGAAACGGTACAGATTTTGAATCATCTAATAGGTGGCGTGATGCTAACTTAGTTCGTTGGCATGATGGCTCAATGCGTCCTATTGGCGGTTGGACATCAAGAAAAGCATCAGCATTTGCATCAGCACCAAGAGCAATGATAGGATGGGTAGATAACTCATCAGGCAGTAACTTGGTAGCAGGCACATACAATAAACTGTATTACTCAAGTGCCTCATCAACAATAAGCGATATTACACCTACAGGATTAACAGTAGGTAATTTAAACGCAACACAGAATTTAGGATATGGTGGTGGATTCTATGGTGCTACTAACTATGGTAGAGCGCCAACATCATCAGGCGTATATGATGAAGCAACAACATGGGCATTAGATACATGGGGTGAATACTTACTTGCTTGTTCATCAGAAGATGGCAAGATATACGAGTGGCAGTTAAACCCTGCGGTATTACCAACAGCATTAACTAATGCACCTGTGAATAATAACTCTATGGTGGTTACAGAAGAAAGATTTGTATTCGCACTAGGAGCAGGTAGCAATCCACGTAAAGTTCAATGGTGCGATAGAGAAAACAATACATCATGGACACCATCAGCCACAAATGAGGCAGGTGACTTTGAACTACAGACACAAGGTCAGATTATGTGTGGTGTACGTATGAGAGGTAGAACTCTTATCCTTACTGACCAAGATGCTCATATTGCAACTTATTCAGGACCACCTTTCGTATATGGATTTGAACGTGTAGGTACTGCTTGTGGTATTTCATCACGTAAAGTATTAGTAGCAATTGATGAAGGCGCTTTTTGGATGAACTCTAAAGGTTTCTATACATTCGATGGTTCAGTAGCAACAGAGATTAAATGTGACGTACTTGATTATGTGTTTGGTGATATAAACCAAAGTCAAATAACAAAGACATACGCTGTACATAACTCACAACACGGTGAAGTATGGTGGTTCTATCCGTCTGAAGGCTCTAACGAGAATGATAGGTACGTAGCATTAGACTACAAAGAAGGTCATTGGACAGTAGGAACACTAGACAGAACAGCAGGTATTGATAAAGGCGTATTTGCTAACCCTATTTGGTGTGACGATAGTGGAAATCTATTTAATCACGAAACAGGCTATACACACGGCTCAACTAAACCTTTCGCAGAGTCAGGTCCTATTAGTTTAGGTAACGGTGATACAGTAATGAAAGTATCCAACCTTATTCCTGATGAGAAAACACAAGGCGAGGTTAAAGTATCGTTCAAAACAAGATTCTATCCTAACGCATCAGAAACAACACACGGACCATATACATTAAGCAATCCTACAGATGTACGATTTACAGGTCGTCAAGTAAGATTAAAAGTAGAAGGTGTAGGTAATGATGATTGGCGTTCGGGTGTAATGCGTATTGAAGCAAGGTCAGGTGGTAGAAGATGATTAAACCACCACCACCTTTAGGAACTAATTGGAAAGCGTGGGCTGAGAGATTAGTATCGTATTTAGGTAGGGAAAAAGATACATTAAGACATCTTACATCAGGTGATTCAGCATCAGAAGATGGAATTATGATGTGGGATAGAACAAACCAATGCCCTGTAGTGTCAAAGAATGGCGCTTGGGTTAAAGTGAAGTTAGACCCATGAATGTAAAAGAAGACCTATTAAGGTGCAAAAAGTGGATTCAGTCTGCTTTAGACAAAGGTGGTGACACGCATTCTTTCATTGATGTAGTTGAAGGGGTTTTAAGTGGTCATATGCAGTTTTGGCAAGGAAAAGATGGTTGTGCTATTACTGAGATAGTGGTTTACCCAAACAAGAAAGTCTTGCACGTTTTCTTAGCAGGTGGTAAGTTAGAGCAAATTACCGATATGATGGATTCTGCTGTAGAATGGGGCAAGGCTCAAGGATGTGTTGGAATGACATTATCAGGTAGAAAAGGTTGGGTTAAAGTATTAAAAGACTACGGTTGGGAACAGCAACAAGTGGTTTTGGCAAAGGAATTTTAGATGAATATCGCTCAGGACTTATTAAAGGAATTGTTTGACTATAAAGATGGTCAATTAATAAGAAAGGTCAAGACATCGAATCGTGTTAATATCGGTGATGTTGTTGGCATATCTAATAAAAGTGGATATTTGACGTGTAATGTTAGTGGTAAGAAGCACTACATACATAGGTTGGTTTGGATGTGGCATAATGGCGACATTCCTGAAGGACTACAGATTGACCATATAAATGGCGAAAAAGATAACAACAATATTGAGAATTTAAGACTCGTAACAAGCCAAGAAAACTCTTTTAATAGGCTAAAGGCTAAAGGGTACACTAGGTGGGAGCGAGACAACAATTGGAAAGCACAAATACAGGTTAATCAGAAGATGATTAATCTTGGATATTATAAAACAGAGAGTGATGCTAGAAATGCTTATATAGAGGCGAAAAATCAGTATCATACAATACAAGCGCATTAGTAAAGGAGTTTTGATATGAGTGGTGGTGGAAAAGGCGGTAGTAGAACGCAAAAAACAGAAATCCCTAAGTGGATAGAAGAGCCTGCGAAGAGAAATATCGCACGAGCAGAGGACGTACAGAAGATTGGTTATATGCCATGGCAAGGTCCTGATGTTGCAGGATTTAACCCTACTCAACAAGCAGCAATGCAAGCAAATATCGGAGCGGCAGAAGCCTTTGGTATTGTTCCTCAAGGTCAAATTACACCTATGAGTGGTATGCCTCAACAACAAACATTTACAGGCGGTGTAACAGGATATTCAGCATCTCCTATGTACGAACAAGCACTCGCAGAACTTCAAGCAAAACAAGCGTCAGACGTACAGAAGTATAAGAATCTGTACAGTTAGGAGAACATTATGGCAGGACAAGCACAAGGTGGACAAGTACAAAATATTAATACTCTAGCCGCACAAGGAGTTAAAGGCGCAGGTTTAGGTACTGTAGCAGGTATGGGCTATCAACCTACACAAGTACAAGTAGGTCAACTGGCATCTACAAGTCTAAACCCTTACATGAATCAATACACCACAGATGTTATTAAAGCGTCTGAGGCTGATATTCTTAGAGGCGCACAACAAGGTTTAGGTCAATTAGGCGCACAAGCACAAGCGGCTAAATCATTTGGTGGCTCACGTCATGGTATTGCCATGGGTGAATTAGGACGTAATGTTGCTCAACAACTTGCTCAATCATCAGCAGGTCTAAGACATCAAGGTTTCCAACAAGCACAACAAGCAGCACAATCTGATATTCAGAGTAAGATGCAAGCAGACTTGGCTAACCAACAGATGGGATTAGCAGGCGCTCAACACAGATTAGGCGCATCATCTCAATTAGGTAATATTGCTAATTTAGGTTTTGGTATGGGTCAAACTGTACAGCAGAATCTTGCTCAACAAGGCGCTCAACAACAAGCAATGCAACAAGCACTTATTGAAGCGGCTAAACAAAGATTCCAAGGTTACACAGGTCATCCTGCTAGTACACTTGGTTATGCCTCTAGTGCGATTGGAGCATCACCTGTACCACAGAGTACAACATCATCGAGACAACCGGGATTGTTTGATTATCTAACATTAGCGGCGATGGCAAAATAAGGAAAGGTTATGGAAAATCTAGGACTTACACAAAGTAATTTTTTCGGCAAAGACCAAAGTCAACCGGGTAGTTTTTTAGATACTGTTTTGCAGTTTACTGTACCGGGCTATGGCATTCTGAGAAACCTTAAAGCCTTAGAAGATGATAAATACGCACCGGGCACTATAGTGGGTTTTGGTAAAGACATGGGTGGCTTGTTCGGTGGTGGAAGTACATCAGATAGTGGAATATTGGGCGGTTTTGGTTCTAGCGGATATGGTGGTTATACACAGACACCTGATTATGGTTATCACACATATAACTTCGGTGGTGAAGATGTCGGTATGGAAAGCCCTTGGACATCTTCAGACGAGAACTCTTATGCTAGTGAAATAGGTGTGTCTGACTATGGTGGTTGGTCATCACAAGATGAAAGTGATTACGCTGATGAAGTTGGCGTATCAGATTGGTAGGAGAATATTATGGGTTTATTAGATGGATTTAATTTTTTACAGGGTTCGTTTTTAGACCCAAGAAGTTGGGATGAGAAACAGAAGGTAGATTTATCTACACAGGCACAGATGCCTCCAATGATGAATATGTTTCAAGACCCTTTGGCTAATAGTAAGCCATTAACACCACATAATTTGGTAAATATGCCAACTGACGAATATACATTCCAACCACAGAATGTAGAAATGTCCAAGGTAGGTAGCGTAGCAGCAGGTCAAGTAAGCCCTGTACAACAGCCTAGTTTCATGGATAAAGTTGGTGATACAGCAAGTAGTATCGGCAAAGGTATTAGTGATTTTACTAACGATAGAGAGCGTATGTTACGTCTTGCTCAGGGTTTTAACTCTATGAGATTAGAGCCTGACCAAGGTCTTGCTACAGCAATTCAAGGTGAGTTAAAAGATTTAAGAGCGCATAAAGGTGCTAATAAAACAGTAGGTGCTATTCAAGGATTAATAAACGCACCGGGTACTTCAGACGCAGAAAAGTACAGATTACAAATGATTTTAAAAGGCGTTCAGGACGGTGTTATTACACCTGCTGATGCTTATACTCAGGCGTTAAAGAGAAAACCTGCACCACTTGTAGATATGGGTGGTGAAAAGTATTATGACGCTATTGCAAAAGATATTGCTAATATGCAAACAACTCATAGAGAAAGAGGTGAATTAGCAAGAAGTTCTTTGAATGCTTTAAATGAGTTAAACACAGCAATCAATAAATTTGGTGAGACAGGTCCTGATAAAGATACCAAGCAAACATTACGAGTAATGGCATCTAAATATGGATTAGGTCATCTAATTGATGAAGAAAAGATGTCTAGTGGACAATATGTCGAGGCTATTAAGAACCGTATGGTTGCAGAAGAGTTAAGAAGAAACAAAGGTCCACAAACAGACTTCGATGCTAAGTTCGCAGGAACATACATACCGGGTCTAGGAACTTCAACAGAGGCTAATAATGCGTTAATGAACTACTCTAAGTCAATTTCATTACAACAAACAATTCTTTCTACTATGTCGGCAGATATTAGACTTAGTGACTTTGATAGTGCTAAACAAACTATAAAAACAATTGACAAACTATCATTAATGTCACCGGGTGCTATGGAAAGACCTGACGGCACTTGGATTACATTTAATGAGTTCTTTAATGCCGATATTGATGAAATTAAGAAGATGTCAGCCCAAGAAAGATTAATAGAGTGGTCAAATAGATATAAGCAAAGAATGGGGTTTAGATAATGTCTGATGCAATTGATGATTTATTATGGGGTAGTAGTGCAACAACTCCAAATGTAGCGCCTACAAAAGCACCTACTCCGCCACAGACTGTAGATGAACTTTTTACAGGTAGTAATGTACAGGCTGTAGAGCGTGAAGCAGAAAAAGGTTTAGAGGTAATTCTTAGTGGCTTACCTGATGAAGGAAGAATCCTAAGAGATAAAAGTACAAACAAACTTCACTTTACATCAAGAGGTTACTCAACAAGCAACCAAGATGAAATCAAGCGAATTATCGATGAAGGAAAGGTTGGTGAATCAGTTGATTTAGGTGCTGAAGCAGAGTCTAAATTCACTAGGGATATTCTAGGGCAATTACCTGAGTCAGGCTTACTATCACAACAGTTCTTCCATGGTATGCCTGGTGTTGGCTCGTGGATGGACGAGATGGTCACTGATAACCCACTTGATAAGTGGAGATACGAGAAAACACAACAGGCTTATCAAGAAGAATACCCTGAAAGAGCATACCCTGCTCAAATCGGAGGTCTTGCAACAGGTACTTATTTAACAGGTGGTGCTTTATCAGGAGCAAGCAAACTTCCTAAAGCCAAAGATGCTGTTAATACAGTTATGAAATGGTATCAAAACCTACCTCCATTAGGTCAAACAACAGCGAAGATAGGTGGAACATCAGCATTAGCAGGCGGTGAAGGTTTAGTGTATGGAGCAGGTGAGGGCGACACTCTTGATGAACGTACAATCAATGCTTTACAAACAGGTGGCTTAAATACAGCAATTACAGCAACACTATCTACGGCATTTCCTGTGATTGGCAATATGATGGATAGATTTAATCTTGATTCAGAGAAGATTTCTGCCATAGCAACAGAGTTTAATATTTCAGTAGAGTCGGCACGTTTGATTAAAGATGCTTTTGAAAGTGGTGCGTCAATTACTGAAATGATGGAGAAAGTTATGCGTTCAGGTGATGAGCGTATGATTGCTGATGCAAACTCAGCATTTACTAGATTATTAGATACTGCGGCTACTGTGTCACCTAGCGCAGGTGAGCAAGTACAAAAAGTGGTTGGTGAGCGTGTTAAACAAACATCACAAACACTAGGACAGGATTTAGACACGACTTTAGGTGTTCAACCAAAAGGTGAGCAGACTATATACGATGTTATTAGTGCTGAGACTAAAGTGGGCAGAGAAGAGGCTTATAACAAAGCGTTTTCAGTTCCTGTAGATTATGCCTCAACTCAAGGTCAACAAATCTTAAATACACTAAGCGCATTACCTCAGAAAACAATTGATGGTATTAATACGTTATTATCAATTCGTGGAGTGTCACAGAGACTTAAATATAAAGGTGTAGATAAGAACGGTAATGTTAAATTTACTGAATTACCTGATGCTAGAACACTTGACTTAATTAAACGTGAATTAGATACAATTGCTGAGGGTGCTAGAGACCCTATGACGCAAAATATCACAGGTATTAACAACCTAATTGCTGATGAGGCACGTAGGTCTATTAGAGATAATCTAAAGGCAATTAATCCTTATTACGCAGATGCTTTAGCACAAGGACAAGGTAAGATATTAACGCAACAAGCAGTACAACTTGGCACTAAACTAATTAGCCCAAGAACTTCACTTGATGATGTGAAGATGTTTATGCGTGGTGCTAGCAAAGAGGAGGTTGCAGGTGTAAGACAAGGTTTGCGAGAGCAGATTGAAAGTATTATGTCTAACGCTAAGACAGCATCTACTACAGGTAGAGATACAGATGTTTCTGAGGCTATGAAGTTAATTACTGATATGTCATCTCGAAGTGTAAGAAACAAGGTAGAGCAAATTCTAGGTAAAAAGACATCAGATGCCCTATATAAGAGGTTAGATGAGGCTCGTTCAGCAATTGAGTTACAAGTAGGCGTTAGAACAGGCTCTGCTACAGCATCTCGTAGAGAAGCAATCGAAGCAACTGAAAAAATGCTAGAGCGTGGTCCTTTTGGTACATTATTTGAAGGACAGCCTGTATTGGCAGTCCAAAAACTTAGAGACTTCTTAACAGGCACAGGTGATGATTACCTACAGCAACGTAAAGAAGAAGTATTTAAAGAAGTTGCAAGTGTTCTTACAAAAACAGGTAAGGGTGGAAAAGACGTTGATAAAGCGCTTGAATATTTAGAACAAGTTAGACGAGGTAAAAACCTATCTAAAGCACAAGCATCATTCCTAACACTAATGATTAAGAATGGATTACAATCTACATCAGCACCATTTACAACAGGTGTAGGCATACAGCGTGGCACAACTCAAGAATAAGGAATAGTAATGGCAGAACTAAAGCAAATGAGCGAAGACGACATTCAGG